GTATTGACCACCTGGATAACCTGCTGCATTATGTATATAAGGATGTTTTTTAATATAATTTAAACATAAGTTATTTATACTAAATGTACCATCTGTATATATCCTTAATTTGTTCCCAAAAAAAGTTAGATTAACAAATCTCCACTCAAAACTACTTTTATCAAATGGGCTATATCTAAATTCATCATCATGTTGTTTTACTCTAACTCTTAGTTCTTTATTTAAACAAGAATTTTTTGTAGCTATTGCATGAGAAGAGATATAAAACATATAATCTTGTGGGATATCAACTGTATAAGAACCTGTATTAGAATCATATAGTGTAGCTGATAAACATGTATTCCCACTCATATTTTGATTAACAACTAAAGCTCTTATATCATCTATAGTTCTTTGTGTTGTTTCAAAACCAAAAACAGATTTTGGGTCTCTTGGTTCAGCTACTCTTTTTATATATAATTCTAATGCTTCATTAAGTTTAAAATCAATTTCAGGAACTTTTAGATTAGCATATTGTTGAGAATCTATTTTGTTCAATTTTTGTTTTAAATCATAATGCATTTCTTTTATAGTCATTATCTACTCATTTTATCAAATATAGAGACTTTCATTTTTTGGTTCTGTGGATTTTTAAACCATTGTACAGCTTCTTCATAATCAAAAGCAATAGTATCTCCCATGTATAATATAGAATTACCTTCTTTTGTTAATATGTTTTTCTGTAAACATTCATATATAGCAGCCCTGATATATACTTCAGCAGAATCCATTTTAGCATACCTAATAAAGTCTTCTGTATTTTTTTCTATGATTAAGTCAATTTCAGCATCAATAAAGTCATTAGATTGATTTTTGTAAGATTGTTTAGACAGAATTTGTATAATACTTATCTTATCTTCAGCACTCATTTTAGATAATAATGAAAATGCTTTTTGTTTTTGTTGAGCTTTTGTAGCTTTCTTTTTAACTTCATCAGTTTCATCAACAATGTAGAATTTAGCATCAGGATATAACCCTGCTTCATAATCTTCTAAAGAGTTAGCTACCATTGAATGTGCTTTTAAGTTCTTAATCTTAATTAAATCAGATAATTTATTGGGATTGAAGAATGTAGAAGTAGCATTCAATTTAATCATACCTCCTCTTGAGTTCCAATATGGATGAGGTTTTTCTATTACAAAAGTATCTGATAAATCTACTCCTAATTGTTTTCCATACTCTTCAGCTTCTTTTTCTGTTAAACCTGTAGCATATCTACCTGTTTCAGCAGAATAAAGTACTTCTAATGTAATTGGTTGAGCAAAACTTTCAGCACCTTCTTTTCCATGCCACTTTTTACCTTCAATCTTTTCTACTCTTATTAATTCTTTTTCTTGTGTTTGATTACTCATAAAAATTTTATTTTAAATTATTTTTTGTTTAAAGGGGGAGTTTTTGTTCTCCCCCATAAACTTTGCAAATATAGTGATTAATTTCTAATTAGGTTTAAAAATTAATTCTCCACATCTACTGACATCTTCAATATGTACTCCACATTCTTTTTGTACATGCATTTCATAGTAGTCTCCAGAGTGAGACATTAATGTATTGTTTGCTGGACCATAAGGTGTTTGTAAACCTGCTACATAACCTAATCTGAATGAATTAGCTTTATTAACTAATTTGATATTACTATCACCACCTTCTCCACCAAAATCAAGGAATGTAATTCTTTGACTATCTACAGGGAATCCAGTTAAAGGGTCTATGTCAAAAGATTGTTCTCTATCATCATACAATGGATTATGTATTAATTCTAATTCAATACCATTTGCCATTCTATACTTAGTAAACTGATATCCATAAGTCAAAGCATTGTTGTGATATTCAGAAGAACCTTTTTGCATGAAAGTGTTTTCTACAACTTGTAAGAAACCTCTTTTTTCTGCTAAGTTTTGTACAGCTCTGTGAAATGCAATCATACCATATTCTCCTGTAAAACCTTTGATACTTCTTCCTTTAGAACCTGGTTTAATTCTTGAATAGAAAATATCCATTAAGTATTCTTCAATCAATTTAGCTGTTAATACAGAGTAATAATGTTGATGAGAATCTTCTAATTGCTCAAGTACACCTGGTCCTGAATAAATATGTCTTCCTGTAGAACCTTCAACAGAGTCAGTTTTTCTTGAATACCAAGCACCTCTTTCCAATTCTCTATACCATTGTTCCCAATATTCTACTTCAGCATATTTAATCCAAGAATCATGTACTCCACCTTTAGAATCTTCCATCTTAACTTGAAGAACTTCTGTAGCTGCATCTCCTGTTACTCTATATTTCTTTCTAAATCTTGAAAGTCTTCCTGTCATCATAAATGGTGCAGCATATTGAGTAGAACCTGACTGTTCAGCTCCTTCTTCATATTGAGAATAAAGTTTATTCCATAATTGGTTAGTAGTTAAGTATTTTAAAGGCATAAACTTATTAGGGTCATCCCACATACCTTTTACAGTATATACATAACCTTTACCATGAGGAATAGGATTTTCTTGAATCCTTACTTGTAAAGATTTATCAGAAGCCCCTGGATGTATAACATCACCTGCTAACCACCAAGGTTTATCTAATTTAATCTTAAATGTTCTTTTACCTTTTCCAGGTGTACTATTATTAGGTTCAACATTCTCTACTATTGTAAGAGGTTTAGCTGTTGCACCTTTCATTTTCCATTCCCATTCTGATGTACCTATTGTTTTCTCAGATTTTCCTGCTAACATAGCTGTCAAAGGATTATCTGAATATTTCATTGAAGTAAATAATTGAGTCATTTTTCCTTCAAATAATTCTGGCTTAATCAATAATGCTTTACCTAAGTGATTTTTTTCAGTAAAGTTGGAATGCATAGGGACTACCCTCATTGCCATTCTATTGTGTAATTTCATTTTTAATTATTTTTTTGTTAATTATTAATTGTTTATTTATTTTTTTAAGAGAAAGTACTTGCTAAGTCTCCTCCTCTTGATGGTTTAGTTCCAGTTACATCAGGATTTATAAATCTTGATAAACCAGTTTTAGCTTTTTGTGCAATTTTTGTTTCAGCTTTCTTTTCAATATCTTTAGATATATCAAAATCACTTTTCAAAATCTTTGCTAATAAAATTAATTTTTCTCTTGTTTCAGGAGTTTTAGCTTGTAATATTTCACCTAATGCTACATTAAATGGAGGTATATATTTTGTACCTAATTTAGCTGTAGGTTTAGTAATATAATCTACAAGACTTTTATCATCTTTAGAAATAGTTATATCTTTTATTTTTTCTTTAGTTTCTACTTCCTTAGATAATATTTCTCTGAATTTTTTAGTTGCTTCAATTTTATTTTTCTCAGCTTCTTTCTGACTATTAATTAAAGCTTCTTTATTTTTTCTATCTATATCTTTTAGTTTTTGGTCATACTTCTCAGCATGATTAGATAATTTCTTATTCTCTTTTAACCAAGCTATTTTATCTTCAATAACATCTGAATCTTCTCCTTCTTGAATTTTAAGATAATACCTTACTATTCTCTCTTGGTCATCTTCATCAGTTAAATCTATGTCATCTAAGCTTAAACTATTAGCATATACATTTAAAAAATCTTGTGTAGAACCACCATTCTTTTTAAAATTAATGAATGCTTTAGCATCTTCATCCATTTCTTCAAAGAAATTTTCTATAGTTTCTTCTACTCTACTTTCAATCTCTTGGTCTTGTAATTCAATAAACTTTTCTTCATCAATGTCTTCATCATCTTTGATTTCAACATTTTGAAATACTCCTTTATCTTTCATTACTTTTGCAAGAGTATTAAATAGTTCAGGTTCTTCTTCACCATCTTCAGTTGTTTTAGTATTTGTTTCAATCTCTTTAGTCTCAGTAGTGGGCTGCACCTCATCTCCTAAAGTATCTTCTGCAAATAAGTCAACTTCTTTTTCTTTTTTAATAGTTGTGTCTTTTTCTTCAGCAGTAATGTCAATGAACTCTTTTACTTCTTCTTTTTCTGTTGTTGTGGATAGTTCAGAAGCACCCTCCCATCCCCAATTTTGCCAATCATTATTTTCTGTTTGGACTTTTTCTTCTTCTGTCATTTTGATGCAAATTTAAGATTAAAAATTTAATTATATTCAGTTTTAATATGAATAATTTTATTTTATATAATAGCCAAAAGTTTTATTTTTTAACATCTTTTTTGATTTTACTTATTGCTATTTTCTTTTCTTCAAGATTATTTTTTTGTTTATCAGCTTGTTTTTGATACTCAAATTTCTCTCTTTCTAACTGCTGTTGATTCCTTTGTATTTCTGCATTTAAACCATGTTTAGCTATTTCAAGAACATCAGGTACACCATCTTCATCCATATCTTTATCTTCATTAAAACCTAAAGATAATATTGTTTGTTCTGTTATTCTTGTTTTTCTATCTTCTTCTGCTTTAACTTTTATCTTTTTAATTTCTCTTTCTAAATCTTTATCTTTAGAAGCCTCTTGCATTTCAAGCATTTCTTTTTGATGCTTCATTTTTTCTTTTTCAATAGCTTGGGATTGTTCAGATTTTTTCTGACTAGATAATTCTAGTAATTCTTCAGCTTCTTGAATTGATTCACTTCTTATAACTTTTATTATATCAGATAAATCTGCTTGTTGAGTTTGCATAGCTGCATGAGCTAGATTTTCAATAGCTTGTTTAGCTTCAAATGCTTTAGAACTATTAGTTATAAATAGACCATAAGTACTATTGTCCAATAGTTCTGTATCTAAATCTAACATTTGTAAGGATAAATCATCTAATATATATTGTAACTTTTTTTTGTTAGAACCTGCATAAGCTACTTTAGCTGTTTCTAATAATATCCTTAATACATTTCCTTTTACTATATTATGTAATTCAAAGAAAGGTTGTATGATATGAGAAGATTGTGTAATAGCTTGTCTAGTATTACTAACAGCATCATTAGGTCCAATAGCACCTTCCATTTGTTTATTTACACCAATAGCTTCTCCAGCTTTTTTATCAAGATATTCAAGAATTTGGATATACTTATTTATATCTGAAGCTAAAGACATATCTATTTCTTTAGCAACTTCTCCTACATTACCATTAGTATTTTTGTTACCTTCCTCATTAGGATTATAAAAACCAATTTTAGTAGATTCAATATAGTATAACCATTTTTGTAAATCCATACCTGCTGTTCTAGGTATCATATTTACATTCATCATCAATATTTTTCCTTTATCAGAGGCTAGTAATAATTCTAATCTATACATTACAATATTATACATATATTGTAAATGTTTTACTCTATCCATTGCTGAAGTAGATTCAGAATTTAAATTATCATAAGCTGCTCCTATATAAGGTAACTTGCAGTATTGTAAGTTATCTAAATCTTTAAATTGACCTGGAACAGGTCTTAAATATTTATCAGGATAAATATCTCCACCAATTTTCCAACCTTCATAAACTTCAGGAATCCATTGCCACTCTATCTCTACATCTCCTAAATCTTTTCTTACTTTATATGTTTCATCAACTAATTTTAATTGTTCTTGACCTTTTTCATCAATATATTTAAGAAAACCTACTTTTCTTAAAGCTTTCCAAACTGAATGTAAACATCTAATAGTGTTATTATTATTTATATCAAATACTTCCCATGTAGCAAAGTTTGTTAAACCATGCAAGTTTGTTGCTTTATTATATATAGTATCTAATTGTTCATCTGTTAATGAGTCTCCAAAATGTTGTACTATTTCTGAAGGAGTAAGTCTATATTCACATACAGCATAATCTCCATCTTCAATAAACATTTTATCAGAACTTCTATCAAAATCAAATCTTAAAGGGTTTATAACTTTTAAAGTTGGTTCACCATTTAATATACCTGCCCAAAATATTTCATCTCCAGAAATTAACCCATGCTGAAACCCTATATTAAATTTCTCTCTAACTCTTTCTTTTTGAATTAGATACTCCAAAAGCTGGTGTGCTAAAACTTCAGCAGGGTCTTGATGTTCTCTCAACATATATTTCTTAACTTCATCAGGTGTTTGATTAGTTAATTCTTGTTGAATTTGTTGTTCTATTTTTAATTTTTCATCTTCAGTTAAATCTTTTCCTTTTTGTTCAGCCATTATTTGTTTCTCTATATCAGCTCTAATTGGAGCTAATATTTGATTTCTAACAAAATCTTTTATTCTACTAAACTCTTCTTCTTCTTTTCTAGTAGTAGCTTCTTCATTAACAGCTACAACTTTCCAAGAAAAAGGCATTTTCATTTCCATTCCAAGAAGAACTTTTAGTTTTCCTGAAACAATATCTCTATTTACAAAATTAGCAGGTAATTCTCCAACTTGATTTCCAAATGGTTTACATACATATTCAAAATCTTGTAGATTTAAAATATTGTTAAATAAATCATAGTTAATTCTCTTTCTTTCATAAACAGTTTCAGCTCTATTACCTAAATAAAAATTACTGGCAAAACTTCTGCCATCTATAAAGTCTATGTGGTCTTTATACCATTGTTTATTATTAGCTTCCTTTTCTTTATTAGATAGCCTAAATTTATTTATAGTTTCAAACATCTCTCATATAATTTTGCAAATATATAAATTATTTTTTAAACATAACATTATTTAAATTTTCAAACTCTTGTTGTATTGATTTAATAGCACTAGATTCTTTATATTCTTTTTCAGCACCTCCATCTTCTTCTACTTGAAATAATACCATCATAAAACTCATACAATTATGTGTAACTATATTATTAGCTATATAATTATGCTCTGTCTCAACTTCAAAATTATACACATCTTCTTGAACTTCTTCAACTTTCTCTATTTTTATAGGTGTCCAAAAACCAACTTCAGTATTTATTTGTATATTTTTATTGCAATTAAAATCTATCTGTTTGAATTTCAACTGTTTACTATATGTATTTAAAACATTATTTATATAGTTTGTTGAAATGTTTAACCTTAATTGTCTACCTTTTGCCACATTACTTAAAGAACTATAAATATTATTATCTATAAGAATTTGTCTAACTTGTTGTAATAATTGTTTATATTTTGTACTAATTTCTATATTACATCTTTTATATTTTCCTATATTATTAAATTTTTGATGCCCATCAGCTTCTAATAAACCTATAACAAATGGCATTAAATTATTAGTATTATATATACTTGAATTTAGTATTTTATTGTTTGGATAACAACCTGCATTAAGTAAGAAAGTTGTTAATTTTTTAGATGTTTTTTCTACCCTATAATAAGTTCCAAAATCTTTAATAATAGCTTCTTTACAAATATATGTCCTATTATTAGTAACAGTCTGTTCTATACCTGTATAGTTATCTATTATTATTTTTAAATTTTCAGCTATTTCTTTTTGATTATGTTGTAAACAAATACTAATTTTATTAGTTTTTTGATTAACATAACCATCACCCATTACCCAACCAAGTAAATATAAAATATCTTCTTGTATATTGTTATTTTTTAAATTTTTTCTTTTTGGTAATAAAGCATATTGATATTTATTATTTAATTCTTCAGCATTTTTATAATTAATATTATTTAAAACATCTTTTCTTTTACTATGTTTTTTATAACAATTATCTGCTATTAATATAGGATGATTGTGTGTACATTCTAATAAATCAGCTTCTCCACTTATATTAAGATAATATTTTTTACCTTTAAATAAATGTTTATCTATATTAGAAACTTTATTATATTCTCCATTTGCACATAAAACTAAATCATTTAATTGAATATTTTCTATATTTTTAAAACTATTGTTAGTTTTAATTTTAGTATTTTTAAACAAACATCTATCAAAGTTTCCTTTTCTATTATATACAATAAGCTCTTCTAATAAACCTGGGTCATATATAGTATTTAAATTATATATTTTATTTCCATTTTCATCTATATCTCTCTCTGTAAGTAGCCATTGTTTTATATATTTTTCTCCTGCATCTTTTAATTTATCTACCATGTGCATACCATAAACCCTTGATACAGTAGAGTTTTTAACATTAGTTGAAATAACTCTGTCAGGTTGTCCTGCTAGTAAATGTAATTTTTTTATTTTTTCAAAATAACCTTTAACATGTGTTACCTCATTTTCATGCATAATTTCTGCTCCATAAAGTTCAGCTAGCATTTCTGCTATTCTATTCATAGAATCAGGTGAATAAGGTCTACCTATATATTGAGCTACAATAGTGTCTCTAGTATATGAAAATTTATTATTACCTTTATATACATATATAGAACCTAATGAAGTACCTAGAACTTGTCTATAAGGGTCATAACCTATTTTATATAAGCCTTTTGGAGGATTATCTATAGGAGCTTCTACAACACATAATGCACCTTTTATATTGGTATTCTTATATCTATACTCCCATATAGGTTCTAATTCAGATTTTAAATCAGGTTTAAGTCTAACTTTACCAGTCTCATCTCTAAAAATATCACATATTTGATATTTCTTTAAATGTAAATTATCTCTCTTAATTCTGTCTAATTGTTGTCTAATCTCTATTATTGGAAAGTCATTTGTAGAAACTGTTAAGAAAGCTTCTGAAGGACATAGTGGATATTCTTGTACCCTCTTTTGTACTATTTCTGAAGAGGAAGCTGTTTTTAATAATTTCTGTCTATATTCTAATTCATATCTAGTAGCTTCTACAATATCAGAATTACCTTGTATATCATAATAACCTTCCATATTCCAAGTTGTTGGATGGAAAAATCCACAAGTTGTTTGGTCTGCATTCTCATCCCATATATTGTAGAAAGGCATGATATTAAATTGTTCAGGATTATAGAACATTTCAGCAAAATCTACTGTACCTGATTCCATATCTCCACCTGTACCAAATATAATTATCTGCCCTGTAACATAACTACCTGCTGTAAGACCTGGAAAAGTTGCATTAAAGCTATCTTTTAGATTAGGGAACTTTCCAGCTTCTTCAAATAAAACTATTCTAGCATCTTTACCTCTAGCAGCATCTGGGTTATCTTTAAAAGTTAAAGCCATTACTTGAGAATGATAACCTGCTTCTGTAGGAATACCTTCTCTTACTTCTTTAAATGAAGCTCTTTTATGCTCTTGTTTATCAACATATTCTCTAGCTTTAGCCCATGCTGTATACTTATTTAAGAATGACATATAATTGGAAGACATACCCATAGTACCCTCTGGATATAAATATTTCTTATCAAAAGCCCCAATTAATGTTAGGGATTTTCTTACAGAATTATATATGTTTGTACATATACTACCATTTTTATATGAATACCCTTTTCTTCTTGCTTTACCTACTATAAAGTGATGACCTCCATCTACCCAATCTAAATGAGGTTTTACTTTTAATTGTAATCTATCTAAAACCTTTTGAGATATTTTATCTCTCTTTTCCTTTAAAGCTATATATTCTGGAGCTTCTTCATAACCTTTACCATATTCTCTAGTAAATACTGCTATCTTTTTTTGTAGTTCTGTATAATCACTTCTTTCTTTTTCTGTACTAGGTACTTGACTATCAGGATTAAATAGTCCATTTAAAGCTATTTCTAAACACCAAAAAAAATCATAATCACCATCCCAAAAATCAGGTTGTGAAGTTGTTTTTTTAGTTGCTTTACTACCTTCTATTTTTTCAACTATTTCTATTTGAGTGAAGTTGAGATAAAAATAATGGTGTCCAGTTATTTTTTGTCCTCCTACTTCATAACCTTCTTTAGTTCTTCTTAATTGTTCTGTCCAATATTCTCTCCAAGCTGGAGTACCTTTTGGGTCTATACAATAAGTTTTAGTTTTAAGAAACTTTAAAGCTTCTTCTCTAAATACTGAAGAATCTAACCATTTACCATTTTTATCTCTAATCTTCATATCTATCTATAATCTCTGTATTTTTAAGATTTTTTATATCTTCTATTGGAACTAAAACTATCATATCCTTGTTTACACTTCTTCTTCTATATTTTACATAAGGTTTAATATCTTTTTCAGGCTTATAAAATAATTCAGTACCTTTAACTTTCTCTTTAATAAATTGTTTTAATTCTTCTCTATCAGCTAAAATATATTCATCTATTATTGAAAAAGCTATGTGTGTAGCTTTACCACTAATCCAACCAGGAAAACCTGTATTACCTATTAACTCTATCCAAGTAAATTCTTGAGTAAGTTCTTTTCCATGATTTAGTTTCTTACAAACTTTTACATCAAAACTTCTTCCATCTTCTGTAAAATAATCTATATGTTCATATATATCTTCACTTTTTGTAGGCTTTCTAAATTTTATATTTAGTTTATTTAAAGTATTCTCAAACACTTTTTCTTCTTTTAATCCATGTGGATTTAACTTAGGGTTGTAATAATTCATTATGTATTAATATACTTAATTCTATATAGGGTGTGGCTTATTAATTGTTGTATTTCATCAATTTGGTTTTGTAAAAATGTTTCTTTTATAATTACCCTTTCTTTTTCTAAAATATTATATAAATTAGTAAAATATTCTTGAACATTATTTATCATACAAGAACCTTCTGTACAAATTTCTAATGGATATAAACCCATATAAGTTTCTACAAGTGTATCTAAAAGTTCATCTATACCCTCATAAAACATATTCATAGCTTCATGTTGAGCTAATGTTTTACTTGGTTGCATCAGATGAGTTATTTTAGCATCTATTTGAGCTTTAAATAATATGTTTATTATTTTAGAAACTCCTGTATTATTTTTTATTTTAGTTTTTTCAATTGCTTGTTTAGCTATTTCTTTATAATTCATATTTTATAATTTATTTTTCAAATTCACCAATGTCTCTAGCACCTCTTGTTTTAGAAGATTCATAAAGTTCTTGTTGTACTTTTTCTTTTAATGTGTTTAAATTATTTAATACTGCTGTAGCTTCTCCTACAGCTTTAGTGATATCTGAAGGTTTATATACAGCTACACCTAATTTACTTCTTTCATTAAAATTAACTGTTTCAAAGAAAGAAATTAGTTTCTCTGTAGCCTCTTTTACAGCTTGATAAAATCTTAAAGATGGAGCAGCTTCATTTTGAAACTTCTTATATTTAATTATACCTTCTTTTATTAAATCATCTGGTTCATAAGAAGGGTTTTTAAATACTTCTTCTGCAACTTTAAAAGGTCTAATATCATCTGAATAGCCTGAGAAAGGATTTGATTTTTTAAATGAACAAACTAACTCTATATATGTAAGTTCTCTTATAGCATATTCTTTAGATTTTGATTCATCCCTCTCTAGTATATTTTTATATGGTGATACTAAATAAGCATGCTCTGATGGTAATGCTACACCATTTTCATAATTAAATAAATCCATTATTTTGGTTTTTTTACTTCTGTAGTTTCTTTTGGTTTTGGGCTTTCATCTTCTTTCATAGTTATATATTTATAAAATTTGTACCTCTTATAAAATCTTTGTTTTTGTATTTAGTCTGTATCTGATTTAAAGTCAAACCTTTAGTGTCTTCAAAGTGTGGCATATCTTTAAATGTTCTCCAATCACCACCCCAACTAAAACCTTGTTTCTTTAAAACTTGTACTACTTCCATCCAATCACTTTGTTGGTCTTTATCCCAATCCTTTTTAGTGTCCCAAGAGGCTTCTTTACCATTAATAATCAATACTATATCAATAGCAAGACCATAGTTATGAATACTTTGACCACCTTTAGCATTTGTAACTTTAGGTCTTTGTGCATATAAAGCATCTTGTTCAGCAAAAGTTCTTAATCCTTGTGCTACTCTAACTTTAGCTTCTCCTGTCAATATTTTCTCATTAATATAATTAACAGTATCTATCACTCTTTGTTTAATATGAGGATGTAATTGATTTGCTTTTTGTAATGAAATTGAATCTATCATTGTGTGTTTTTTTGTTTAACAAAGGCTTGTATAAATAAACTTTTAAATGTATAACTAAGATTGCCTTCATTATCTTTAGTTATATATTGTACTACTATTTCTCTACCAGGATTTGATACAGTATAATAAAATTGATTTTTTTCTACTAAATGTTTAGGAATTGGTGAAGGGATGTATTCTATTGTAATTATTTTTTCTTTTTCATCATAAGATATATTTGTACAATCACAACCTGAAACTATTTTAAAAGTTCCATTATCATTTTTTTGAATTTCAATATCACCTTCAAACTTAAATTGCACAATATATTTAGTTTGTGTAAATGCTTCAATCAACCTTGTTGATTCTCCAGCAATCCATTCTGAGTCTCCTTTTATTTTATAATACCACATTTTATTTATTTTATATAGTTAGGAATTGATTTTAATATTTTTTGATGAGGATATTCAGAGCTATATGTTAAAGCCCAATATATATTGTTCTTCTTATCAAATATACCTTTTTTCATTTTTTTAAAATCTTCCCAAAGTCTTTTATTAACTTTAGGTGGGTAACAAGAACCTTTACAAGCTTTATTACAAAATTGTAATGCTGTAGTCATGCAACCACATTTAATACAGTTACCATTATTGTAACATTCTTTATTCATATAAGCTATATCCATTTCATATTGTTCTATAATATGATTTTGTAATAGAAATCTTAAAGAATATTCACCTTTATCATTCTTATAATAATATAAAAAATACCTATATTCAGCTATAAAGAAATCTATAATATCTTTGAATGTGTAATTAGGGTCAGACCTATATTTTGAAATTAAACTTTTTAAATTCATCTTGATTTTTATTTATATAGTTAATTAATTTTTTTGTTCTTTCTTCATACTCTTTAGTGTCTATTTTATTTTCTTCTAACCTTTTTTGATTATATCTTAATAAGCCAATAATCTTTCCTTTTAAGGGTACAAATTTACCAAAATATTTTATATTGATACTTTGAAAATCATCTTCTTGAATTTTTGACTTTATATAATTAAGAAAACCATTAATTATAATTTCAATTTTATTTAAATCATACTTAGGATATTTTTGTTCAATACTTTTATAAAACTCTTTTATTAATTGTTCTTTTGTATAGTTCATTTTATTGAGAGTTTAAATTGATAATGTTGTTCTTTATCTTGAGGTGTTACTACAGGAATAATGATATAACTATTACTTTCCTGTCTTATAAAACCTTTTTTTAATAAAGAACTAATATAGTTACTTAAACCAGCAAATTTAATATTTAACTTTTCTCTAACTAATTTTCTTGCTGTAGTTCCAAATCTATCTTGAGCAATATCTCCTTCTAATGACATAAATGCAGCTAATACTTTTATTTCCATTTCAGTTAGTTGTACAGGTAATACTGGATTTATTATTGCTAAATGAACTTCAAAATATTTATCTCTTGAAAGTTCTAATGATTTACTTATTATTTTCATTATTCAAAATTATTTATTAAGTCTGTTTCATCATATAAATTATTTACTTTATAATTCTTACTATAATTAACATTAAGAATTTTTAAAGAAAAATAAACTTCAGTTAGGAAACTAGATAAAGTATTTACAAAAGACTCTTTGTTTCTTTTATCTGAACCATAACCCATTTTATAATTTACTCCATGTATAATCTCATGTAATATAGTAGATATTGTAAATTTTTCATTATGTTTTAATCCACTTGGATGTTCATTTGTAAGTAATATTTCCAAATTTCTATCATCATACCTACCTAAAAATTCCTCATCATGTGCAAGTTTATTATTAACTTTAATATCATAAGTGGTGTTCATTATAACTACAGAACCTAATCCTTTCTCATTGGACCATTTTAATGTTTTTAGTCCTTGTATTATAGTGTGGGCATAACCTACAATTTCATCTTTTTCATATAAACTTCTTTTCTCCATAGTTAAAGCTATAATGATATATAGAATAGCATCAAATACATAATCTATTACAACCTCTTTATTTAAATTTTTACCTGTTTCAGACTTTAAAGCTACATCTACTATACCTCTGGGAGTATCTATAAGCCACTTTCTATTTGCTTTTAAACACATTTCTGTGTTTTCTCTAATTATGTAATCTAAACCACACAACTTAAAACTTCCAATTTTTTTACTCATTTAAATTAATTTTATGCAAAGATAATACATTTCATTTTAAAATGAATAATTTTTTTAAAAAAGGCTATTAGTATTTTGTATTAGTAACTATTATTATTTTCTTACAAGATAAAGAAATTCTAAACCCCAAAAATTTGTTGTTATTTAGAAACTAATAAAATGAGTGTCTACTATCTATTCTATTACCAAGTTCAATTTCACCATATCCTAAGACTTAGGCTTCCTTTATATAATACATACTTACCTTACTTCATTGAGTGTATGTTGTAATAGTTATTCAATAATTACCCTTATGGAATCCCTGTAGAATCTAGTTTCCTTACCAAGACAGGGGCAAAAGGGTTTAAAGAACTTCTCAGGTATATAACATATATATTAATAGGAAAGTTCCCAAAAATTTTTATTTTAAAAAAATTTTATGAAATTTGTGGAAGTGTGAAGGAGGTAAAACTAACCACCCCCACTTATTTAAAGTACAGAACTCCCCCACTATCAACTAGTTATGACAAATTTCCACCTGAAATATAATAAACTAATGATATGATTGTCTTAACAAAGTTTAACTTTTCTAGTGGAACTTTATCAATGTTTACAGCCTATGACTATGTACATTGTTATCATACTACTATATATTGTAGTTGTTCTTGTCTTCAACAAATTTATATTTTTAAGTTGTTGGTATGTTATTTTATACAATACCCTCACAACTCTTACTAATTTTGGATAAATATTAACCATTTAAAACTTTTTTATATGAATAATTATATTGGATTAAAACCACATTTTGTAAGAAAACCTAGTATGGGTAAAAGAGGGGCTAGAAAACTTTATATACCTAGAGCTGGACACCCTGAATACTGTGTTGTAAGAGTTGACCAAAATTATTATAATGATGAAGGTGAACTTTCTACTGCTACTACTTGGATAGGTGGTAAACTTAAAGATATGAAGTCTTTAAAATTAAGTAAAATAAAAACCTTACCTGGACACATTATTATTATTAAAAGTCTTACTCCACATTATGTAGGACACACATTAACTATAGACCCCAGAACTGGAAATTCATTAGGTTACTACACACATTATGAATACACAGATAAGCCAGGTAATGTTGAAATCAAAGATTTAAGAGGATATTAATTTATCCTCTTAAACTTTATAATTTCCCATAAGCTAACAACTCTAACTAATTTTGGATTAACAATTAAAACAATAAATTTATGTACACAATTATTAGAATAGAAGATGTAAATACAGGTAAAGGTATGTATAATAGTGATAAGGGTATTGCAGATTTTGATAATACAAAGAATATGTGTAAATTACATAAAATATTACCTAATCCTTATAGAGATGGAATAGAGTTGGAGAAAGATGATTTTTGTGCATTTTCTTCAATGGAAGCTTTTAATAATAACACTATACCAGAAGAATTAAAATGGTTATTAATTAATCATACACAATTTCAAGTACTACTACTAAATGTATCAACTTGTAAAATAGGAAATTCTGGTTATCAAGTATGTTACAAAAAGAAAGATATTATCACTCAACAAAACATTACTTCACTATTTATTTAATCAACATGAAAATACTTTTGTTTATTATGGTTATTATTAACCTTGTGTCTTGTGAAGATACTAAATTAATAGAATCTCAATCTATGTGTATAGAAGATATACCTAATTATCCTATATATACTGATTAAACAATTATCAATGGAACTAATAATTGTTATGGAATAGATAAATCTCAATATGGGGTTTATCTATTCTTTTTAAGATTATTTCCTTATTCTAACAACTCTCACTAATTTTGGATATATTAATCATTCATTCTAAAATCTCAAAAATCATGAGTAAATCAACAAAAGTTGCTGTAGTAGCACACCCTGAAACAGGAGAAGTAATCACTCCTAGAAAAAATAACCCTGAATATGGTGTTATTAGACTTGACCAAGAAACTGTCTCTATGGAGAATGGCTACTTGAATAAGTCTAATAGAACAGCTTGGTTAGGGGGTAAAATTGAAGACCTTCAATCTTTAAACTTGAAGGCAGGTTCTACACTTCCAGGTAAGATTGTGAGAAAAGAATCTCACACTCCTTTCTATGAAGGACAGTCTCCAAAAATCAATCCTCAATCTGGTGATGTAGTATTGAAAGATGGAAAAGAAGTATATATGCAAGACATGTATACTGATGACTTGAATGCCTCTTCTTACTCTTTCATTGGAGAAGAAGTTGAAGCACTTGTAGAAGAAGAAGTTGCTGAAGGTCAGGCTATTTAGTAGTCTGTAAAATGATAGGATAGTCCTTATGGGCTATCCTTGATTTTTATGTCCCTTCATATAAGACACAGCAAACTTGAATAATAATTAATAGTAGTATATCAAATGGCTATTCTCAATTTAGTGATTTTCAATTGTTTATATTGAAAATGTTCCTTTATGAATCTCTCTTAAAGAGGTTTATAATATAAATAGTACCTTGATTAAGGTTTTTATTAACATTCTATTAAGATTAGAGATTGTGTTAATATAAATCATTGAGAATCAATAAGAAAAATTGATTAAAAGATGTGAGAAAGTTGTGGTAAACCCAATACCACTTTTTCATAGTAGTTCCAAATATCTTAAAAACCAAATAGGTTTTTTAAATATAGCCAAATATTGAAGAAATACCACCTTTGAAGCTAGGTAAACAAAAGTGTATTTATACACCTGAATAGAAAATTAAACAGAAGCCTATAATGTTTTCTATGGTATTTCTTCTTTTTTACATTGCAATAAAGTAAGATTAGATACTTATTATTTATTTACTATTTAAATAGATAATAGTTAAAATCAAAAGCTCAACATACCTAATTATTGCAATACAATATTGAAGAAATAGTTACCTTACTTAATTGTAATATATATATATATTTCTTCTTTAACCACTAAAAATAGATGATTTTATAACCTATCCTCCATTAAATTAGAGTAGGAAATAAAAGTGAAAGGGTAGCTCCCATAATTAATATTATATGTACAATAATATTACACCTATTTTTCCTCTTTTTAAATTCTTGTATTATTGTAAATAAAATATATATGTAACTTGTCAGTAGTAGATAATGCAACTGTCTGTTGTTTATTACAATTAATAAACTCTCTCTATAATAGAAGCTATTATAGATTAAGAGATTTAAACCACCATAAGCTTAATAATCATAAAAAAACTAATTACTATAAGGTTGCAAACTTATTTTAATAAAGAATTATGAGTTGGGTTAGTAACCATATAACTAAATATCTTTTTTTAAAAAAAACTTAACAATTCCAAGATGTTGAGGACACCAGTTTCTTTGATTATAAATAGATAGATGATAATTCTATATAGATATGAACTTCTATTAGCTCTATACTATTCAAAGTTTTAGGTGTAAAACACAAATCTTTAATCCTTAAACTTAAACAGAAATGACAAGTAAAAGAATACAAGTAGTTATGCTTCCTACTTATAAAAAAGCAAAAGAAGGAGAGTTATATTTTCTTGATAAATTGATAATTAGTGATGGTAAATATACTGGAGAAATTTCTCAACACCTCTATTTCTTATCAGATGAAGAAATTAAAAAAGGTGATTTTTATATATGTATGTCTAGTATGTACCCTAAAGAATGTGTAAAAAGAGATAGTGGAAATGGTTGTGTTTGGGTTGAAGATTATTTAGGTAATCAAGACCAATTAAAGTTTTGTAAAAAAATAACAGCCACCAGTGATGAATCTTTAAGTTTACCTAAACCTTCATTAGACTTTCTTAAAGTATTTACAGAAGAATACAATAAAGGTAATACTATTGAATTGGTTAATATTGAGTATGAAGAAATTAATACAGTTATAAATTATTCATTCCCAATAAGTGCTAAACAAAATTATAAACCTAAAATAAACTCCAAAAATGAAATAACTATCAGAAAAATTAAAGATAGTTAGACTAGAAATGAGTTACAAAAATTATTTAATGGTTATGGAGATAATTTTCCTGCTAAAGTAATTTGGAATGATATTCAAAACCTTTAAAATTAATCACTTGCTTGAAGATAAACAATACTAGGTGTTTTTTAGCTAATTCACCCCACATTAAGTATAAACTGTACTAGCAGTTGTGTTTATTGTAAAGATATTTATATCCCTATGCTACACTTAACTGTAGATTGATATTGCAAGTTCATTACTTGTTGATTGATAGTATAAATATTCCACTAGAATTTGGACAAGTGATTTTTTTCTAATATATACAAGTAATTGCCAAATTAAAGCTTTAACTTATGTACATAATAGCAATCTCCTGCTGAAATATAAATTGCCATAATACATAACTTACAATGGGTTAGAAGCCTTTATCTGTATTCTTATTAAAAACTTTAATATTATGTTGTTATTTTGTATAACTGTCATAGCAATTATCTTAATTATCTTATATAACATTATAAGATGGATAAAAGATTTTAAAGATTTTACAGACTATGACCCAAGAAACCCTTAATTAGCCTCTGATTTAAAGGCTGTACTTGTACAAATAATATTAAATCCTAGTTCTTTAATAGATAGCACTTCTATCTCTAAATAAAGTTAGCTTGTTTTATGAGAATTAATTATAATTCTCAAATTAATGCACCACAACTCATTTCCCAAGGATGAGCAATTAGCTTTTGAAGGTATTCTAAAAAGAATATACAGTATAAATTGAGTGCAGAGGGAAAATATTAAGAGCTATTAAAAAAATACAACAATTCTCAACCCTAAAGGGAGTGATTGAATTTAAGTATTTTCTCTATAAGTATGGTTTATGGGTTATTTGTAAAGGTACCTTTCATTTTCCATACTTATAGAGTTTTTATATTATTAACATTAAAAAACATTTATGAGAAAATCAGACTTTCATGTACTATATTATGAAAAACAAGAAGATATTTATTCTAAAGGTATTACTTATAAAAATACTACAATAGAAAATACATTAGAAATATTTAAAAAAGAATATCCTAATGCTATTATTGTAAGTATATATGATATTAAAGCTATACCTGAAAGAACATTTCAAAATTAAATTTATTAACTAACAATTAAAATAATTAACAATGGCACAACCACAAAAAACAACCTTTAAAAAAGGTAAAAATCAAAAGAAAGAAAAAGTAGAAAGAAATCATTTGAGAGACAATATTGAAGCACCTAGAAAAGTGACTTCAAATCCACCTCAAATAGATTATTCTGTATTCTCTAAAACACAAGAAGAAAAAGATGCATTAAAAGCTGCTAAATCTTCTTAGAATGATTCTATGAGAAATAGACACCCTAACTTCACTAAAAGAGCTTGGGGAAAAGGAGATAATCATTTAACATTTAGTCAGATAGGATTATGAAAAATATAGTATATTTATTAATAGCTTTATTTGTTGCTTCTTGTAGTAAAACTCCTTTAGCAACAAAAACTCCTACAAATCCAACTACTCCAACAAACTATGTATCTAAAATACCTCAAAATTTAGATTTAGAAGTTATATGTTTTCAGAACATAGATAGTTTAAAATTTACATTATATGATAGTGTAGCAGGAAATTTAAGTGTAGTTATGTTAGATAGTTTTTACTCTGACCCAAGAAATAATCCAAATGATGACCCTGATACATTCAAATACCATATATCAAGTGGTTATAGAATTGAATTACATATATTTAGTTCAAGTCCTACACAATCTATAATGAGAATTTACAATCATAGTAATAACTATATGATAGTGAATGAGTGGTCAAATTCAAATTATTCAACTAATTTTTTCAAAACTTTAAGATTTTAAAATGTCAAAGAAACAGCAACAAATTAAAACAGGTACTACAGGTATTTCAAGAGAAAAAGCAAACTTTGTAAAAGAAATAATTGCTGGTAAACACCAGCAAGATGGTTGGTATGGTTTTTCATTAAAAGATAATAAGCCAAGTTCCTCTAAATAGAGGTTCTTGGCAAATCTTTCATTTTAACACAAAATTAAATTTTATTTTAAATTAACAAATATGAACACAACACAAGAACAACAAAAAATTACTTTCACACAAGAACATAGAACACAATTACAAAGTTTATGTGCTAACTTCTTATTTAGTGGAAGAACTATTTCTGGCAAAATTGGTACAGAAATAAATATTTATGATTTACTTCATAATACAACTTTAAGAACAACTCAAGAGTTATATTCTAATGTAACTAAAACTATTGAATCTAAAGAAAAATTAGATAGATGGTCTATGACAGAATATCAACAAAATGAGTTAAAGAAACTTAAAACCACACAAGAGCTTTTAGACCTTATGATAGGTTATAAGAAAGCTAAATCTCAAGCTCAAGCTGATAAAGAAAAACTTGCTCAATTGAGAGCTACAATGAAAGAGCTTGAAGAATCAACAAAAACACCTGAAGCAAGATTAGCTGAATTAAAAGCTGAAATTGATTCAATAGGAAACATAGAAGAAATTGATTAGTAATAATCATTTTTAATTGTTAGTTATAGTCACTTACAATACATACTTATACAATTAGTTCATTTGGTAGAACAAATTTTTCAAACAAATTAGGTAGAAGGTTCAACTCCTTCATTGTAATCCATTAAGTGACTTTATTTTTTAACTTTAATAAATATATAAAAAATGAAAAAACAATTTATTTTAGTTTTATTATTACTATCTCTAACTTCTTGTACACAAAGAGGCTGTCAATCTTTTAATAGAAGTTTTCAATTTACTGAAAGATACTATAAAGTATCAGTATATTCAGGGGGGAAAGTTGTAAAACAATTTCAATTTAAAGGTATTATTAATCAGGAAGAAAATTCTGATGGTATATATTGGTATGACAATTATGGTGAATTAATAGAAGTGTCAGGAGATTATATAGTAGAATCTTCTAATAATGGTAATTTTAAAGAAGAAATTATTTCTTGGAATACTGTAGATATTGATAGTTTAAAATAATAAACTTACAAACTGAATAAGGGTTAATATTAGGTTTGTATTTTAGGTAGTATATCAGTAACCCTGAAAAACCCAGAAATCTTATAAAAAAGATAGTTCTAGCTGTTAATATACTACCACATTTAATTTTATTCATTTATATTTGTAACTTTTTATAGAGTTCATTGAAATAATATAAATTAAGGGGCATACAGGAATTGACTGACAAATCTTGATTATAATAGGAATGTGAAGATGATATACCTTCTAAATTTATCAAAAAGTCTTAAATGGCACACAATCAGGAGATATTAATGCTCCAAAAGCAGCTACTGTTATTGAATTTAACAGACCTGCACAAGTTAGAGTTGCAGCCTAGTAATAGGTATCTTGTTTAACCAAGTAACTCAAAACTCATAGATAAGATTTAAGTATTTTTGTAATCTATGTTCATACTAAATATCTTGGTGGAAGTTGCAGTAATGCAGCCCTTGTTTATTAGTTTCTCAAACTAAATATTTGCTCATAGAAAATGAGATAAACATTCTATAACTATTATAGTTAAATTGGACAGGACTGGAGTTCAAATCTCCAATGCTCCACTTACAGATACATTACACTTGCAGACTCATATCACATAAGATTAGGGAATAATGTGATGTTTAAGAAGTTCCCTATATTAATGTATCTAAAAACATTTAAGTTACTTACAAAAACTACAATTAATATATTGTGGGTTCAAGTCCCATCTTTGTCATCTGACAATGTAGCCAAATTGGTAAAGGCACAAATTTGAGGAATTTGCATAAAAAATTAAAAGTAACTTTTTTAAGATATTGAGATACTTACAAACACTTTAAAATAATTTATTTTTGTATAATTGGTAATACAAAAGCTTTTGGTGCTTTCTCTATGGGTTCAACTCCCATAAATAAAATTTAAAGTATCTCTCAATAGTTCTTTGGTATAATGGTTAGCACATAACATTTTGAATGTTATAGTTAAGGTTCAAATCCTTAAAGAACTTCAATAAGACACTTACAATAAAATTAAACTTTAGCTCAATAGGTAGAGCATTTGACTGTTAATCAAAAGGTAGCAAGTTCAATTCTTGCAAGTAAATTAAAAAGTGTCTTTAATATGGGGAGGTTAAAATAGTAGATAAAAGTAACAGACTTTTGTTACTTACAATACATAAACAAATAAAAAACAAATTGTAAACTTGTATAATGTAGGAGCATCACCTACCCTCCCCACAATAAATTAGGCTACTTACAAAACATATAAAAAGCCTTGGTTCAACTCCAAGATTTACTGCCAAAAATTTAGTAAATTAGCTCAGTTGGTTAGAGCAACATAATGTTAATATGTCAAATATAAAAGTAGCCTTTTTTATTTATTAATTAATTATTAACAAATAAAAATCAAAAAAATGTCAAGTACAAAAACAGCAATTAAGGTAGAACTTAATCAAAAAAATGATAATCCTTTTTATGGGTTAAAAAACTGTCTATTATTATTCCAAAATCTTGGAAAAGGTGTAGTAGATAACTTTTCATTAGATAGAGCTTATGAAGAAGTAAAAAAAGATAAAACATTAAGAGAAATGTTTTTTAGTATGTTAATCTCTTGTGGAGATATTACAGCTAGACAACATAACATTTTTCAAAATGTAAAAAAAGACTCTGGTGGTAATGCTCAAAGAGAAACATTCTTAAAAATTCTTAGATGGTTAAAAGTTACAAACTTTAAACAATATTCTAAATTCTTACATTCTCACATTATACAGAATTTGTAAGTTTTTGATTCTATTTTAGCTAATAGAGTACAAACTAAAAAAGGTAAAATGAATGTTGAGAAAATCTATTCAGCTTTTGGTGAAGAAGATAATAATGCAGAATTATTAAAATATTGTGTATCTATTATACAAGGTAATAATCCTACACATAAGTATTTCCTAGCTAAATTCTTAACTAGACCTAGAACTTCTAAAAGAGCTGGACATAAAATCATACAAGCTGTTACTAAAACTAATATGCAACAAAAAGCTGATTTTATTTATCAACTTTCTAAACAGGTTGGATGGGAAACAGTAAATAGAGGTTCTTATACAGACTTTGTAGGATTTTATGCTTGGAAAAAAGAGTATAATGGTGAATTAGAATCAGTACTTTTCAGTTCTAAAAAAATTCTTGAATTTGATGAGCAACAATTTCTTTCTTGGCTAGATAAATTACCTTCTTCTGCAAGATTTAGAGTTAGATGCAGATTATTAAATGCAGATAATACTACAAAAATGAGTAAAAATTCTGATAATTCTATGTATTCTAAATGGCACAATCTTTCTCAATGGTTTCTTAAATGGGAAACTTTCAAAGAAACTAAACAAAAAGAAGAAAGAGTTTTAACTGAAAAAGTTAGACAAGGTACAGCTACAGAATCTGAAGTTAAAAAACTTGAAAAAGTAAAAGTAGAAGCTAAAGTAACTACAGGTGCATTTAATTTTCAAAAAGAATTTGTAAATATTATAACAGGAAAGATTGATTCTTTGAAGTTAGAATCTTTTATGAATAAAATTAATTTACCTTACAATTCCTTAGTATTTGTAGATGATTCAGGTTCTATGACAAGTAGATATGGTTGGAATGAACTTTATACACCATTTGATTTAGCTACATTTATTGCTACTATATGCTTGACTAAAAATCCTGATGATACAGGTAGAAATATGTTAGGGTTATATAGTAAAGACTGTAGAATATTTACTAGAGCTACTGAATCATATAGACCTGTAAATAGTTTACTTGTAGCTAAAGCTACTAAAGTAAATAAACCATTTATTGACCCTGAAAAAGATTTCTTATATAATTTAAATACTGTAAGAAATTTCTGTCAAGCTCAAAGAACAGGTAATAATACAGATATTAGTTCTATTCCTGATAGATTAAATGCTTGGGTACAAGCTAGTCCTGATAAAGATTTATTAATTGAAAATTTAATGAATTTCCCTGTTTGGACATTTATATCTGATGGTAATTGGAACAATATGAGTTCTCCTGAAGGTTCTATTAATCAATTTATGATGAAATGTGAAAGATATTTTGGTTTTAAACCTTTTATTGTAGCTATTGATGTTGCTAGTAATTCAGCAGCACAAGCTTCAAGATTTGAAGGTATTGAAAACTTTATGTTTATTCCACCTAATCCAGCACAAATTGAACAATTTTTAACTAACTTTAAAGATATGGATATAATGGATGTTTATACTCCTCTTCTATCTTTACACAGGTCAAATAGATACCAATTAGTTAGAGAAAATGTTATCTAATACTAATTTATCTTTTTCATAATACAATTTTCTTATAGAAGTAAATTTTATTTTGTACCTTTGTATTATGAAAAAGATATGTAGTAAATGTCAATTAAATAAAAATTATCCTGAAGATTTTGTAAAAAATTACAATTATTGTAAAGACTGTCATAATATAAAATGTAGAAAATGGAGAGAACTTAATAGAGAAAAATATTTAGAAAGTCAAAATAAATATGCAAAATCTAAAAGACCTCCTAAAAAAGAAAAAGTTATAAAAAATAGAGAATTTTTTGTAAGTAATGCAATTTTTTATATTAGAAGACAAAGATTAAAAAATGTTTTATGGATATTAAACTATTTTAAGACACATTTTTGTGTAGATTGTAATAATAGTGACCCTTTAGTATTAGAGTTTGACCATGTAAGAGGGATTAAAAAATTCAATATAAGTGAAGCTATGCAAAGAAAAATTTCTTTAGATAAATTACAATCAGAAATAGATAAATGTGATGTAAGATGTGCTAATTGCCATACAATAAAAACTGCAAAAGAAAGAAAATACACTTCATATAAAATATTGTATGAAGATTTTCTTAATAGTCCTGAAGGAATAGAATTACAAAAGTAAGACAAAACACACTTTAAATAGTTTTATGTGTAGCTAGAAAAAACTTCTGGAAGTCTGGCACAAGTTAATTCCAGGTTATTTATTTCTTTTATATAATTTAGTTCCAACATTGTATTAAATTCATTTGGTCTTGAAAGAAAAAGAATTTATAAACAAACACATAAAATTTTATTAATAAATTAACTAACAATTAAAACAATAAAAAAGTGAATCAAGTAAAAATGAAAAATATCAGTATAAAAGGTACTGGTCAAAAAATAAGAGTAGCTGAATCTATTGCTGATGAAATGGTAAAAACAAGTGAAGCTAGTTATTGTTCTAAAGGAGCAGTAAAACATTGGTGGAATACTTTTGATAAATTAGAATCTAATAGAAAAAGACTGTGTCTTACTAAAGAAACTGAAAATTTATCTAAAAGTGTATTTTATCCTGATTTTTCTAAAAATCAAAAAGCTCCTGAAAATGAACAAAATTTCATTTATGAAGATAAGTCTAATGGTAAAACTTATGCTTATGTTCACCAAAAAACAGTTAAAAGAGTGGAAAAAGTTAAAGAACTTAATCCAAAAATAGAAAAAAATAAAGAATTACCTTGGTGGAAAAAAGCTGTTAATGCTGTAAGTAAAGTATTTACAGATAAGGATGTTTTTGACCCAATTAAAGACAAGATAACTGTAGAAGAAACAGAAAAAGAAAAAATTTACACAATACCTAAATATACTAGATATATAGTATCAGTTAAATAGAAAATTTAATAAGAATAACACTTCAGTTTTTGAAGTGTTATTCTTATTTTTTAAACTTACAAATTATGTTAAAAACAATTAATTTTATAAACTTTGGTATTACTAAAGATTATAATTCTACAGATGAATTAAAAGAATTTATAAAATCTAATCCAGCATTACAAGTAAATATTGGAGATAATGTTTTATTTGGGAATTATGTTATAATAGGTAAGAATGTTGATATTCATAATAGAGTCAAAATCTTTAATAATACTATATTAGAAAATAATATTGATATTCATTCTGATGTAATAATTCAAGATTTTTGTAAAATTGGAAGTAATTCTGTTATAGAACAAAATAGTGAAATATGTAGAGATATTATTTTAGGTTGTCATTCTGTAGTTAAAGAAAATACTTTATTAACTACTAATCTATTATTAAAATGTCCTCATGGTTATATAACTACTACAGGTTCTTTAAATAAAAAAGACAAAAGTTATGGTAATTTTTCTGTAGCTTGTACTCCTTTAAATATAATAGAACATTTTCATTATGAAAAAAGGTTAGAATGGTATAAATATCACAAATGTCTTAAAGAACAAATAGAAGAATATGAAAAACATTTTAAAACAATATTAAATTTTTATTCTTATGAAGAAAATAATATTAACAATAGCAGTATTCATTAGTACTTTACAATTAATATCTCAAAAGATACATAAATGTTCTTTTTATGGTAAAGGTTTTCATGGCAAAAAAACTGCAAGTGGAGAAATTTTTAATAAGAATAGTTTCACTTGTGCTTCTACCAAATTATATAAATTAGGAACTAAATTACTAGTTACTAACATTAAAAATGGAAAATCAGTTATTGTTAGAGTTACAGATAGAGGTAATTTTGCTAAATATGGAAGAACACTAGACTTAGCTGAAGCTGCTTTTAGAAAATTAAGCTCTACTAAAGTTGGAGTTATAAATTGTACAATACAAATAGTTTAAAAAATAAATAAATAATATATGAAAGAAATAGAAAAATGTCCTGAAGGAGGTGAAGGAGAGGTTGTAAATATAGAAAGAGTTAATGATATTTTATCTATTAATGTTTGTAGATGTAATAATCAGGAATGTTATATAAAAAATGAATGTAAAAGAAGTATACAATTTGAAATTGATAAACAATATGTTAAACATAAAGATATTGTAGAAGCTGAATTTATATTTATACCTTCTTCTGACCCTGATTTTAATTACAAAGAATATTGTGGTAAATTTATACAAAATTAAAAAAATATGCAACCAGTAGAAATAGTAAAAATAAAAAACAAAATACCTTTATTTAAAAAAGATGAACCTGTAAATGCTATAGAAGTAATACATTTAGAAGAATTAGGATTTGAATTAGTAGCACAAAAAGATTTATATCAAATTGGAGATAAAGCAGTTTATATTCAACCTAATTATTGTTTATCAGATATTAAATTATTTGAATCTTTTATAAGACCAGATGGGCAAGAACATAAATCTATGTTAGGTAAAGTTAATGGTTTACCAAGAAGAATTAGAGCAAAGAAATTTAATTTATCCAAAGAACCTAATGGAGAACCTGTATATAGTAATGGTATTTTATTACCTTATAATGAAGTAGAAAGATATTTAGGTATTTATAGTACAGATTTAGGGAGTTTTGATTTAACAAATAAATTACATATTACTAAATATGAAGAACCTGAAATATTATCTAAAGGTGGTTTAAATGCAAATGGTGGTTTACCTTTTCCAAGTAATTTATATAAAACAGATGAAGAAAATATTCATAATTGTTGGAGTAAATTACAATTTCCTTTACATTTAGTAGGTACTGAAAAAATAGATGGTAGTTTAATTACAATAGGTATAACACCTGAATTTCCTGAAGGATTTATTTGTTCAAGAAATTTAAGAAAACCATTTCAAATTAAAAAACATATTGGTAGAAGAAGTAAAACATTATTAGAAACATTAATGTTTTGGACTAAACCTAATCTTAATTTATATGAATTAAGAGATTCTGATGATGATTTTGTAATTAATGGTTTACCTTATTTAGAACTATTAAAACAACATAAGTATAATCAAATTATTTTAAGAGGAGAACTTAATGGTGGTAAATTAAAGGGTTCAGGTAATAAAAATAATCCTGCTTCAAAAGAACAAACTAATATTAAGTTTTTTGGTTTAGATGAAATAGATACAAGTAGTGGTCATTTTATAAAATCATCATATAGTAATTTTGAAATTATGTGTGATGAAATATTATTTATACCAAGAGTTAAAACAGTATTTAATCAAGTTATAAATTCAAGAGAAGAATTAGAAAATATTTGTAATAATTATTTCAAGAAAAATATGATTGAAGGTATTGTAGTTAGAAATTTAAATAGTACAATATCTTGTAAATTTATGAATCTTGAATATGATTCTAAAAAATAAATTATGATAAAATTTAATAATTTAAACATACATTTTTCTAATGATTATTGGTGGCTTTTTAGAAAAAATAAAAATCAACATACTTCTTTTTTCATCAATTATACTTTTATAAACTTAAATATTTCAAATAGAAAAACTTATTTTGAAATTGATTTAGCTTTATTAGGTTTTTACATAAATATTTGTTACAATAAAAAATAAGATATGAATAGAAAATTAACAATAGAAGAATTAGAAGGTTTAAAACCTGGACAAACTATTTTATGTTATTCTTATCCTGAAAAAGAATTTTTATATTCTCTTGAAGTAATTAATAAAAAATTAAGTAGAAATGGTTGGAAATATAAAGTAGTGAAAAAAGGTGAAAGTTTTATAATTAATACTTTTTTAACTATAAATTGGACTTTTAGAAGAACAGACCATATACACAATCATAATAAACAGTTAAAATTTTATACAAATGAATAATAATGAAGCATTATATTTTTGATATTGAAACTGACAATTTATTAGATAAAGTAACTAAAATACATTGTTTATCTTACTATTGTTTGGAAACAGGTGAATCAAAGACATTAAGTGAATATCAAGATATAATTGAATTTTTTAATGAAGATTCTATTATTATTGGTCATAATATAGTGAGGTATGATTTACCTGTTTTATCTAAATTATTAAATATTACATTTAAAAATAAAATAATTGACACTTTAGGTTTAAGTTGGTATTTATATCCTGAAAGAAAGAAACATGGTTTAGAGTTTTGGGGAGATGATTTAGGTGTAAAAAAGCCTGAAATTAAAGACTGGACTAATCTTACAAGAAAAGAATATTTTAATAGATGTGAAAAAGATGTTGAAATAAATACTTTATTATTTAATAAACAAATTACATATTTAAATGAAATATATTCTTCAAATGCAAATGAACTTCCAAAAATTATTCAATATCTTAACTTTAAATTAGATTGTTTAAAAGAACAAGAAGAAAATCCTTTAAAAATAGATTTAGAGTTATGTATTAAAACTGCTGAAAAATTAGAAGGATTAAAACTAAAAGCTTTAGAAGAAGTAAAGTCTATCTTACCTAAAGTTCCAGTTAAAAAAACTGTTGAAAAACCTTCAAAACCTTTTAAAAAAGATGGTTCTAAATCTTCCATAGGTTTAAAGTGGTTTTCTTTATTAGAAGAATTAGATTTACCAGAAGATTGGGAAGAGCCTATAACTATAATTTCAGGATATAAAGAACCTAATCCACAAGCTCCTCAACAAATTAAAGATTACTTATTTAATTTAGGTTGGCAACCTACTATTTTTGAATATAGGAAAAATGTAAAAGGTGAAGAAAAAAAAGTACCTCAATTAACTAATAAAGATGGTGAATTATGTCCTAATATAGAAGTGTTAGCTGAACAATACCCTCAATTACAATCTTTAGTTGGATTAGGTATTATTAAGCATAGATTATCTATATTAAAAGGTAGAACAGATGAACCTGGAGGTTTTATACATAAAACAAATAAAGATGGTTTTATTCAAGCTCAAGCTAGTGGTTTAACTAACACTTTAAGATTTAAGCATGTATCTCCCATAAAATTACTGTGGGAATAAAACAAATTTAATTGCTGGAAACCCTTTAAAACAATAATACTACAATGTTTATGAAAATAAAATATGAAAGTTTAAAAAATTATTGTATCTTTGCAGTTCACAAATACTCAAAGATAAAGACAATCAGCAGCCAAGCCCCTAAGTCATAAGATATGGGGAAGGTTCAGAGACTATCCCTTATGGGAGTACATTCAAATGAATGGAAAAGGTTTGGCATTTATAAAGATATAAATGTATGATATAGTCCAATCTTTATAGAGATATAAAGTAGTTAAATTATGAATATTATTTATTTATTAAACAATACACAAAACAATAAAAAATACATTGGTCAAAAAGTTGAATGTAGATTAGAAAATTTAAATGGTGTAAACACTATTATTAATAATAAAACTCAATTACCTTATTATGGCTCTTCATCTCATACAGAAATGAAAGAAGCTCTAATTAAAGGTGTCACTTTTGAAGCAAGTATTTTAGAAATTGTAGATGATAAAAAGAAAATGTGGGAAAAAGAATCTTATTGGATAAATTTTTATAATGCTATAGAATCCACAGAATTTTATAATTTAAGTCAACCACTTAATTATCAAAAAAGAGATTTTCAAAATACTATAAAAAATATTTATGGAGAAACATATAAAGAATATGCTTCTAATGAATCTTCTTTAGGTAAAAGAATAAGTTCTGCAAAAAAAATTGGATTTGATAAATTAGAAGATTGGTATTTAGATGTATATAATAAGCTACAATTAAACCCTAACTTAGCTGAAGTATCAAGACAATATGGTATTGAAAGACATACTATAAGTAGGTTACTTGCAGATGTTGATATAAATAAATTCTATGAAGAAACCCAAAATTATACAAAAAAAACATTAAATATTATATCTGAATATAGATTACAAGGAGCTTCTATTAAAAAAATAGCAAAACTTGTTAATTTAGAATTTGCAACTGTCCTTTTTTATATTGGAACAGATAAAATAAAAAACAAAACTTGTTCTGTAAGTAAAAGAAAAGGTCTTACAGAAGATGAATTAGGATATAAAATTATGAAATTGTTTTTAGAGAATAAGAAGTTTGGAGAAATTGGAGAAATTTTAGATTTATCTGATATTCAAACAACAAGAAGTTTTCATAGATTCATAAGAAAACACATTGAAATTAATGACTTCAATGGAATATTAAAAGAGTAAATTTACCTTCAGTTCATAAACCTTATGGAAAAGAAATTAGAGGTGCTATAATAATACCTTCAGAAGAATATTTAATATGTGGAAGTGATATGTCAGGATTAGAAGCAGCTACTCAAGACCATTATATGTATTTTTTTGATAAAGAATATGTCAAACAAAAAAGAGTAGATAATTTTGATGCACATACAGATATTGCTGTATTAGCTAATTTAATGACTCCAGCTGAAGAAGAGTTTTTTAAATGGTATTCAAAAAAATAAGTGTATCTTTGTCTTATCTTTTAATAAGAAAAATATGGATAAAAATACAGCATATATAGAAAAAGCTAAAAAAATTTATGGTAAAAAATTTGATTATTCAAAAACTAATTATCAAAATGCTAGAACTAAAATAATTATTATTTGTAAAAAACATGGAGAATACTTACAATTACCTTTAAACCATCTAAGGCAAAATTGTCCTAAATGCACTAAACAAATAGAAACTTTAAGAAAAAAGAATAATTTTGAAAATTTTAAAAGTAAACTTACAAAAGAAAAATTGTTAAAATATGACTATTCTAAATTAAAAGTTTATGGTTATAATGATATAGGAATTTTTATTTGTCCTTTTCATGGTTTATTTAGACAGAAGATTAAAAATCATATAGAATCAAATGGTTGTTATAAATGTGGAAGAAAATCTTTTTCTGACTTACAAAAAACATCTTATAATGATATTATATTAAAAATAAAAACTTTACCTCCTAGTATAAAAGTTAATTTAGAAAAAAATAGAAGTTATGCTTATAAAGATATAATAAAATGTTCCTGTAAAATACATGGGGAATTTAAAAAATCTTTACAAGATTTATTTAGAGGTATTAGTTGTGTAAAATGTAGATATAAAGGTTATTCAAGAACAAGTTTTGTATCTTTTTGTAAAGCAAAAAACAAGAAAAAAGTTACTTTATATTTTATAAAAATTTATGATAATAAAGAGATATTTTATAAAATAGGTATTACAAGTAATACAGTAAAAATAAGATTTAAACATTTATATAAAAATACAAAATATAAGTTTGAAATAATACAGACTATAGAAGGAACACCTTTAAAAATTTGGAATTTAGAAAATAAAATTAAAAAAGAAAAACAAAAATTTCTTTATAGACCTAAAAAATACTTTACAGGTTATACAGAATGTTTTACTAAAGAATTATTAGATTATGACATTTGAACAAATGAAAAATCTTCCTGAAGAAGAACAAAAAAAACTTTATAATAAACTAAAAAAATTAAGAGGAAAAGCAAAAACAGTTAATTTTAGTAGTTTATATGGAGCTGGTCCTAGTAAAATTAGTAAAAGTACTGGAATGTCTTTAGAAGAAGCTACTCTTTTACATACAACATATTGGAAAAGAAATACTGCTGTAAAACAGATAGCTAATAATACTAAAATTAA